TGGCGCGGTAAGGCGTTCACGCCTGAAGAGTTGAAGCGGTTTGACCTTGCCAACGTGCTCGGCAAGCCCGCCTTCATCAATGTAACGCACTCCGTTAAAGGCGAAAAAACATACGCCAACCTCACGAGCATCATGCCTCTGCCGAAGGGCATGCCTGCTCCGGTGCTGGAAGGTGAGGCGTTGATCTACTCAACCGACGCGCCAGACCCTGACGTGTTCGACAAGTTGCCGGAGTGGGTGCAGGACAAGATCGCTGCCCGCATCATCGACAAGCCCAAGGCTGCAGCACCAGCCCCGAAGGCCGCAACTGCCCCAGCCGCCGCGGCTGAAGAGTTTGCCGACGACGCGCTGGCGTTTTAATCATGCCTACACCACGACAAGGGTACAGGGCGGCCGACGGGAAGAAGATTCCCTCGGTGACCACGGTCTTAAAAATAAAAGACCCTGGCGCCTTGATTAACTGGGCATACAAGACAGGGCGTGAGCATGGAGTTTTGGAGGGGCAGGGCAATCCTGCCCCCTCTGGACTCTACGAAGGCTCCGACATCCTTGCGATTGGCACCTGTGTGCATAGCATGTGCGAGGCATGGGTAAAAGGAGAAGACCCACGAGCAGTGCTTGAGAAGGCGCTTGAGGCAAAGACCGTGGTTGATCCCAAGGCATTTCGCGCCCAGGCAAGTAGCGCTTACTCGGCCTTTGAGTTTTGGGTGAAAGGCACCCAACTCGAGATCGTAGACTGCGAGGTTGCCGTAATTAGCGAGGCGCACCGCTTTGGCGGTACGCTGGACTTCATCGGCAAACTGAACGGCAAGCTGGTTCTTGGCGACTTCAAGACCAGTAATAGCGTGTGGCCGGAAATGTTGTGCCAGCTAGCCGCGTATGCGAAGGCATACGAAGAGAGCACCGGCAACAAGATCGACGGCGGGTATCACCTTCTGCGCTTCAGCAAGGAAAACGGCGACTTCGGTCATCACTTCTACCCAAGCCTAGACGACGATGCGTGGCCCGCGTTCCTGCACCTGCGTGCGCTGCATGACCTTAACGAAAAACTGAAGAAGAGGGCGGCATGAAGATTCGAGAAGATGACCCAGTGTCAAGCCCGCGGCATTATCAGCTGCAACTGCCAGACGGCGATCTGATTGAGGCGATTGATTACATCCACGCCGTACTAGGCAATGAAATGTTTGTTGCGTACTGTCACGGGTCTGCATTAAAGTACCTCTCACGCGCAGGGCGCAAGATCGACTTTGCGGAAGACCTGCGAAAGGCGGCATGGTTTGCAATCCGTGCCGCTCAGGTGTTGGAAGAAATAGAAGAGGCCTGACCCACCACACGAGGCGCGCGATACACACTTCGGAGCACCGGCCCCGTCGCGCCAGCCGGAACTTTGATGCCTACAATTTCGTTTGAGCAATACAAGGTCTTGCTCGACCGTAAGCAAAAAGCAAACGGTAGGAACGTCAAGTACAAAGACTTGATCCAGCAGTGGGGAGTCCCGCACTACCACCTGTCAACGGCAGTGTACCGAGGAATCAAGCAGTACGATTACAGGCTGTGGAAGGAGCAACCGCGATGACCCACGACGACATCATCCGCATAGCTAGGGATGCGAAGTTGCCGATGGCGTGGATAAAAGAATCCGGTGTTATTACATGGCCTGAACTTGAACGCTTCGCCGCTATCGTTGCTGCCGAAGAGCGCGAGGCGTGTGCAAAGCTGTGCGAATCTGTTACATGGTCTGATGAGGGCAAGAGCTTTGCCAACCACGTTCGCGCCAGGCCGAAGATTCAAGTCAAGGGGTGAGTGACTATCCGTATTTACGGCGCAGGTAGTCCATGCGCAGCGGCATGAGGTCGTAGTCTCCCCTACGCACGCCGTTGAGTACGACAAGGCCGTTCCACTCCGACGCCTGCACGTCGTCTGGGCGGTACGACTCGTGCTCTAAATAGAACCGCCCAGCCACCAGCCCATGCTTCACATGGTCTGGGTACTGCTTGCTCGCGTACAAAAATCCCTGCTGGTGCCCTTGCACAAATGACTTTCCGATGTTGTTGAGGCGGCTGACGATAGTTCCGCCGATGGGCTTGCCGCTGAACGGGTTGGCGAAGTAGTGGCAATATGCGATCCCGTCGATCTCCACGATCTTCAAAAACCTGTGCCGCTCCCAGTCCAGCGTTTGGCAGTTCTGCGAACCGATAATACCCTGCCACTTCGGGTCGTTTTTTGCGACGCGGTTTGCGCGGTTCTCGTGGTTTCCCTCGAGAAACACCTTGCGCGGCTGCCACGTCTTGCTGCGCGACCTCTTGAGGTAGCCATCAAGTAACTTAAAGGCCTTGTTCCCGGCGTCGATGTCTTCCTGATAGCGCGCCCCTTCTAACTCGGCGCTGCCCTTCTCGGCGTGGCTGTTGAGCGAGGGCAAGTCCCACCAGTCTCCGAGGCACACGATCACGTCCGGCCGGTACTCGAGGATCGCCTCGCCAGCCCAGTTGATGTGCTCAGTGTTGCCGCCAGGCTTAACCTGCGCGTCGGGTATGATGAGGTGGCGTTTCATTCCATGGTGGTCATTGCCTGTTGTAGCAAATGACCGAGCCGATCAACAAGTTGCTCATCGCGGCTTAAATCGTCATGCCCTGCGATGTCGAGCATGGCGTGGATCAGCTCATGCGTGAAGACCTGCTGGCGGTTGCTGCCGCGCAGGTTGGCGCGTATTTCGATGCGGTAGCACTCTGGCAGCCAGATTCCAACGCAATCCTTGCCGTGCTTCCATTTACTTGCTGGAACGGGGCGCACCTCAATCGTGTGCCCTGCGAGCTGGAATGACTTGGGGATCCCGTCTGTGCGAGGCTTCACGGCAGCAGACTCACTTCAGCCTTTCTGCGGCGCACAAGGCCGGGCAGCTCACGACCACCGGCTTTCGTCCAGCGCATGAACTGACTCTTGGCATCGTCCCAGTTCTCGGCCTCAAGTCGCTTACGCAACGTGCTTGCCCTATACCGTGCGACGCCGAGATTGTAAGCAAAATCAATGGCCGCTGCCAACACCCTCGGGTGATTTATTAGATTTGGGCTTGCCTTGAGCACGCCAGCGCCATAGTTTGACCGCAGTTCGGACAGCAGCCACTCGTCGGCCTGCGCCTTGGAGATAGGCGGGTCGTCCATGGTTACGCGAATGCCGTCGGGCTTGTAGACCGTTCCGTAGCCGATGGTAGGGTAGCCGGCGGGGCAGATGTAGGGCGTGCCTCTGAACCCCTCAAAATGCCTACACAGTTCTGCCGCTATTTTTACCGCTTCGTCAATTTTTGGTGCGTTCATAAACGCGACCGACGAACCAGAACGACAGGATCATGTTGAGCACGGCCATATCGTCCACGCCCCACATGGTGAGCAGCACTTCCTTCCACTCACCGCCCTGCTGCATGGCGACAACAAACCCCGCGACCTTGACTAGCGCGTATGCCACGACGAAAAGGTAGGTCACGAACGGGCGTACCAGTGCCGAGATTGCAGCGACCCACTTTCCGCCAGCCTGCGCCGTGGCGCTCTGCTCCTTGAACGCCTCACCAATCGCCTGCACCTCGGCCAACGTCATCTGCGCCTCGGTCTTGCGCATCTCGGCCTCTGCCTTGGCCTGCGCGAACTTCATCTCCGTCTCGAGCATGGCAAGCTCGTGCTTGCGCTCGTTCTTGGCGTCGAAGAACTTGAGCGCCTCCGGCGCAAGGCGCAGCACGCCGCCGAAGATACCGCCGAGCAGTGTTTCCATTTACGGGCGCCCCTTGTTGATTAAATCAAACAGCGTCTTTACCTTCTCCTCGAGCACCGCCACGCGCAAGTCGAGCTTAGACAGTACGATGATGAGCGTGATGAGGGCCAATATTACGGGCCAGGCGCGGGTGAATATCTCGAAGAGATCCATGGTTTATTTCCCCGGTGTAAGCAAGCCAGCAGGTGCCCCGTATGTCAGCCCGCCGCGCAGCGCGTTGGAGAGCATGGCACGGCGCAGCGGGTCGTTTTGTACGCCACGCATGATGTACTGCTGGAGCGCAGGATTCTGATAGGCGCGGGCGGCTGCGGCAGGTGCTGCAAGTCCCAGTAGGCCAGCGCCAAGTGCGCCAGTTGCCGCTTCGCTTGGCGTCTCACCCTGCAGCGCACCGTAAGCGGCGCCAGCAAGACCAGGAATCAATGCCTGCCCGTAAGTCTGAAGCGCAGAGCGCGGAGCCGTACCAGACTGCGGGAAAGCATCACGCATGGTCATGGCGCTACGCGCCAAGCGTGCCATGTCAGCATCACCGCGGTTCATCAATGCGGCGCCACGCTCACGCTTTGTGGACGTGGCTGCAGCCAGTTTCGGAATGCTGATATCGCCAGTCTCAGACGTGCCGATAGAGTCCAGCAGCTTCATCAAGTTGCGGTACTGCTTGCGCGCCTGCTTCAACGCATCCGCGTCCGCCTTTCCAGCGGTTCGCTCAAGTGCGGAGTCTACCGTCTCACGCAATTGGCGCGAAACTCCGGACAGCGCAGGATTGCGCCCAAGGTCTGCGGCTAGCGTTCTAATGCGCTGATATGCCTCACCAGAGATGCGATCATCCTTGTCAACCTTTGAGAGGATGTTATTGAGCTGCGCGCGAATCGGCGCCAACTGCGCCGCCTCAAGCGTCATCCCGGCGGTGGCCTCAATCGCCGCCAACTCCGAGAGCATGGTGTCATCGACCTTGACCTTGTTTCGCGCTGCAATGTCATCCATGACGCTGCCGATGCGGTCATCAGCGCGAGACAGCACCTCTGGAAGCGCAGCGTCGCCTTGCTCGCCAATCAACTTGAGCGCGGCACGATTAAAGGCAGTCTGCGTGGCATCCTGCCCCTTTCTCATAACGCCAGCCGAAATTGGGTTATCGGTCAGGAAGCGCCGCACCATCCGCAGGTTCTCAGAGCCTGTGCGTTCAGCAATGTCCACCGGCACGCCAGCAGCCTGCAGTCGCTGTGCGGCACGCTCAACCTGCGGAGCAGCGGCGCTGGTAGTGGGTTGCGCTAAACGCGCAAGCCCTCGAGCAGCAGCCTGTCCAGCCATGCCGCCAATGGCCCCAATTCCGACATTAAGCGAGCGTTCATCTTGCGTCCCAACTGGCTGCACTGCGCCCGTGGTCGCGCCAACGGTTCCAGCGCCAGCCAATGTGCGAGGCGCAGAGATCGCTTGCCCAACGCGACCGGCGGCGCCAGCAGCGCGGCCAAGCGCCATGCCCGGGATTAGCATAGAGCCGACAGAGCCGAGCATGTAGCCAGCCTGTCCAGCGCCAGTATCCATGAACGGCGCGGCCTCTATGGCGCGCACGTCCTGCTCTTGCCGCAGGCGTTGCACAGTCTCTGGAGAGACAAGACCAGCGGCTGCACCAGCCTCTGCGCCGAGTTGCCGTGCGCCATAGCCGATATCAGTAATCGACTGAAGCGCACCGCGGCCAAAGCGTTCAAGGCCGCTCATTTCCGATCCGCGGCGCATCATCTTGTTTATCTCGTTTTCAATCTCCTTCTCTGACATAGAGTCAGGGAACGAGATGCGACCGATACCCTCAACGAATACGGTAGGCATTTTCTTACCTCTTCTTGGCAGGCACTAACTTGCCATTTTTGAATACATAGTCAGAGCCTGTCGGCATCGGCTGAGACGTCGGCTCTTGGGATGCTGCAAGGCGAACTTGGTCGATTAGGCTCTGCAGGATCTGAATATTGTTTTCACCGTTCTGCGACAGTTCCGGCAACTGCAGTCCATACAGGCGCTGCTCGTAGTCGGACAGCGCTCCTTCACCAGGAATGCGAAGCGCCGCCCGAAGCGCTGAAGACAACTGTTGACGATAAGACTCAAACAGCTTCGCATCTTGGGAGTCAAATACTCGGCTTAGGGCGCCAACTACGCCAAGCGGCCCGCCTGTGTACACCTTGTCAAGCTGACTGGCGATTCTAGTTGCAATGTTTTCCACTCGGCTGACTGCCGTATTTTTGTTTGCATCGCTAGTACGCTGAGACGCCGGAACGGCGGACAAGATCTTGACAGCACCAGTCTGCGTATCAAGTTGGGCAGAGGTGCCCTCCGGCAGATTTGCAGCCCGAACCTCATCCGGGGTCATAACGCGGAACCGCTGCCCACCGCCAGCCGCCGCAGGGGCGCCACCACCTGCAGACATCCTTCCGCCACGAGCCGGTTGGGGCGCGCTAGGACGCGGCACAAACTGCCCAGTCTCTCGATTGAAGATATCCGCGCCAGCGACTTGGTATCCGGTGCGCTGCTTCATCATCTCAGCCAACTGCGGGTCTGCCTGAATTGCAGCAGAGCCGGCAGCAGATGCCATGAGGCCCTGCAGTCCCATACCAGACATTGGGCGTACTTCCTCAAGCTGAGTCTGCTCACCAACATCCTCGCCTCGTGCCCCAAGCCGGCCAGCAATCGCGGCACGCGCTTGGTTAATATCTTGCGCTGCACGGCCAGCCTGCTGCGCCTCTCGGCGCTGCTGAAGGCGTGCGCCAGTCATCGCGGCGACCCGCTCCAATCCAGCGGTCGGAGTGGTACCGCGGGCCATTGCGTCAAAGATCGCAGAAGCAGCCTGACGCCGAATCGCTCGGCGCTCTTCTTCTGAAAGATCCTCTAGGTTTTCTCCAAGCAGCCCACCAATGTTGCGCTCAAGGTTCTTACCGATGCGCTGCGGAATCTTTTTCAATGCGTCAAGCAATGCCATGTCAATCTCCTAAAAGACCGCCGCGAACTTTGCGACCGCCATACATGCTATACAAACCGCCGTAATATTTATTAGGGTCATACGCCGGAACTGCGCCCTTACCTTGAGCTGGTCTACCAAGGAATGAAGAAAGATCTTCTTCATCTTCGCTACCATCGCCAGCGCCAGAGAGCTTCCCAAGAATATCCATGAGACCGCCCTTCTTTTTCTTTGCCACCTCGCGCATTATTGGGTTTGTTTCTGCGTTAAAAACAATTGGCCCGCTAGAGACTTGCATCACTTGCTCCCCTTGCGCTTCTTGCCTTCTACCTTTGCGTCAAGTTCCTTGACGGCTTCGGTGAGGAGTCCGACCAGCTGCGGGAAATCAACCATCATCTTTCCGTTTCTTGCCCGCATCGTAGCCCTCGGCATCTCGTCTTCCACGTCTTGCGCAGACACGCTAATGCTCTTGCCATTAGGCTCTTGCCCGTTTTCCTCTACGTCGTCTTTGTATTCGTCTTCCCACTCAAACTCAATGCCCTTCAGTCTTTTCACTTTGTCGAGCGGGTTTTTGATACTGGAGACATTCTTCTTCATGGTCTCGTCAGAGAATCCGGCAACAGTTCCGGCGACCTGCCCAGCCATCTGCCAGTAACTCGGCCGACTTGTCACCGTTCCCGTCTGGCTCACGTTATACGGACTCGCCGATACCGCACCCTGCCGGATCGCAAGTTGCTGGAGCGGGAACTGCTGACGGCGCAGGTCTTCCTCACGCTGCGCGTTGAGGAACTGCTGGTACAGGTTCTGCTGCGCAGAGCCAATGCCCATCATGGCCGCGCCGGCGCCGTAGCGATTCTGCAGCGCCATCTGACCGAAGTCGGCAAGCTGGCGCCCAGCGCCGAGGCGGAACTGCGCACCCTCAAGGCCAGCGGCCTGATTACGCTGCGCGGCCTCCATCATTGCGCGCTGGTTGGCCTCCTCGGCCGACAGGCCCATCCGCATGTACTCTTGAGTGGCGGCCTGGTTCGCACGCGACGCCTCAAGCCGGGACTGCACGTTAAACTGCTGAGCTTGGTTACCAAGGCGCTGCGCGTCAAGCTGAGCCTGCTGGTTTGCCTGCTCTGCACTGAGGCCCATCTGCATGTACTGCTGAACCGCCGACTGGTTAGCGCGAGCAGCCTCAAGGCCAGACTGCACGTTGAACTGCCCGGTCTGCGCGGCCAGCCTTTCACGCTCGGCCTGCGCCTGCTGGTTCGCACGGGCCGCCTCGAGAGCAGCCTGCACGTTCGTGGTCTCGGCAGTAAGCCCCAGCCGCTGAGCCTCCTGCTGCGCCTGCTGGTTACGCGAAGCCGCGTCCATCTGCGCCTGCTGGTTCGCCTGCTCGGCGGTCAACCCGGCGCGCATGTACTCCTGCACCGCCGCCTGGTTGGCACGCTCTGCCTCAAGTTGCGCCTGCACGTTGGTCGTCTGCCCGGCCAGCGCGAGGCGCTGTGCCTCCTGCTGCGCCGCCTGATTGGCCCGTGCCGCCTCAAGATCGGCCTGCACGTTGGTCGTCTCTGCCGTGAGGCCGAGCTGACCCAGGCGCATGTCACGCTCTTGGTTGCTGATCTGGCCCGCCTGCGCTAGGCGCATGACTTCCTGCGCCGCCGACTGATTGGCAAGCGCGACCTGCTGCTGCCGGCCAACGTCCGCCTCTCGCAGCGCGGCCGCCTCTCGGAAGCCCTGCGCGCGCTGCTCGGCAACAAACCGATTGCGCTCACGCGCCGCCTCGCCGGCGGCGATGCCTTCTTCAATCGCAGCACGCGACCCGCCAAAGGCACGCGCCGAAGTCGCACGCTGTGCGCGCTGCATCCGCGCCTGCTCCTGCGCACGGTCGATGTCAGACAGCCCGACGTCAACTACCCCCTGCTGGTACGGGTTCATGTAGGCGCTCAGGTCGCCGCCCACGTCGCGTCCAAGGAAGGAGGCCGCCTGCGCCATCGGCGCGGCGCCGGGCGCAGAAACATCACGCGCCGCAAACGTCGTGCCGACGCGGCCAGCGCCGATGCGCTCAGGCGCAAAGGTGGTGCCGACCTGCCCGGCAGAGACCATCCGCGGGCCGCCAGCGAGAGAGGCTCCGATGCGCTCCGCTTGGATGCGCTCTGGGGCAAACCTAGTCCCGACCTGCCCGGCGCTAATCTGCTGCGCCGCTGCCGGCGCGGCCACCCTGCCAGCCCTCACACGTTCGGGGCCACCGGCAAGGGAGGCGCCAATATTCTTGGCCGAAAACTTAGTGCCAACCTGGCCCGCGCTGATGCGCTCAGGGCCACCCGCTAGCGACGCGCCGATACGCTCCGCGCTGATGCGCTCCGGCTGGTAACCGAGGGCCTGCTGCGCCGCTCGAGCGGCCTGCTCAATCTCTGGGACAAAGCCGCCCTCCTGAGCAATGCGCCGCGTCATCTCCTCGCCGGCCATGTAGTCGCGTGTAAACGGCGCGACCATCATGCCACGGTAAGGCTCATACGGAATCGCAGCGACCTGCTCCGCAAACTGGAGGTTCTCCAAAATGCGGTTATAGACCTGCGGGTCAATCTCCGTCTTCGAGGTTTCTGTCTTTTTGGACTTAAAAAGATTGCTCATAGTCTCTTCTCGAGCACCACCGCGGTGCGTTTGTAGCCTTCCAGAGCACGCTGCCAACCGGGTCGTCCCATGATTAGCATCGTGTCGCAGTTAATGTGCCGTGCCCACTCTTCAAGCGCCGGGCGGATGATCTCGTCAATCTCCCTCAAGTCACCCGCGCCGATGATGACAGTGAGTTGCTTTAGCCTTGGGAAAATATCAATCGTCGTGATGACGCAAGAGTTTTCCGAAGACCAAAACTGATACTCGCCCCTCTTTAATCCTTCCACTACGTCGGCGTAGTTCATCTGCCCGTAGCCTTCGGCGAGCGCACGCTCAATCAGCTCGCGAAACGGCGTGACGTACTCCAGCCCCTCAACCTCTTCGTGGTTCATCGCTCGCCGCCCGCGACCGCATCAAGGCGCATCATGCCAACCCGCCAGTCTGTCATAGAGTCCCCCGTGACCTTCATCTCCACCTGCCTGCCGGTGAACCGAACGGGCGTGTAGATGGAGTCAATGGTATACGTTTTTGTCGTCTGCGAGCCGTTTGGGGCAAAACTCGTCAAGAATTGCACGCCGACAGAACCTTGCGTCTTTTCGTCCGCAATCAACTGCCGCGCCATCATAATACGATCACCGCCACCAAGCTCTATCGGGCCGCTTTGCGCATACGGCGTCGAGCCGTCGTAGCTCACGCCGACCTCATGCTCGTAGACGTATCCGTCGCTCGACACCATCAGCGGGTAGTTGAACACGCCGCGGTCTGTCCCAGCCGTGCGGCCGAGAGAGCCAATCGTCCAGTGCCCCTCGCGGTAGTTATACGCGACGTAAGAGTCAACCTCGTTGCTAGAGGCAGACGGGTAAAACCACCACACCTCGCCAAACTGGTTGTTGGCTACCGCGTACACCTTGGAGCGTTGCGCCTGCGATACGTTGTTTGAAACGTAATCAAGCACGTCGCACTTTAGCGGGCGGACGAAGCCGTCGTATGTAAAGAATCCGGCCGGAGACCACCAATACGCGACAGACTCAACGGCCGCCACGGCCTGCGCAGAAATCAACCCACACCCGGTGGCAATGCGCTCAAAGCCGTACACGAACGGCGCGCCCTGATACTGCGCCGTGTGTACGTCAACGTCGGTGAAGATTAGGTTTACGCCGCGAAGCCGCTTCCCGGCGACGATAGAGCCAACCGTCTCGAGCTCAATGTCGCCCGCCTGGTTCGTGATCGCGGGCGTCCACATGGTGTTATCTTCTTGGTCAGACCATGCAACCTTTCTGGCGTTACCGCCCGCGCCCAAGGCGAACACAAAGCGCTCCGCGGTAACGAGAACGCCCTTGTTGCTGACCGGTGCGTTGGCTAGCGCCACGCCGTCGTTGGCCGTGTTCAAGTCCCACTCGTAGATCTTGCCGTCTGCATTTGAGCAGGCAAGCAGGAACTCGCCCCAGTTGTCGAGGCTCCACGTCGTGGCAGGCGTCACCGTGCCGGTGTCGGGCCGCGGGGTGCCGTAAGAGAACAGCCCGTAAGGGCCGCCGCCATATCCAAGGTTCAGCACTGCGTCTGCGTTGCCAGCCGTAAACCCAGCGGGCGTGATGTCCGTTATGGTGCCCGCCTCGTTCATGGCGTAGAGCTTGCTGTGCGTGCCCAAAGCGATCCAGCGTGCGTTGGCGTTGCTTCGCCACGCTAGGATGCCACGACACTTGCCCGTGAGCTGACCAGAGGCTCGCTTACGCCACCCGCCCACCGGGCGCATGGTGTTCTCGTACCACCGCACGAGCGAGGCGTCACGCCATCGTCCCTTGCTTTGGTAGTCGGTGCCGTTGCGATATACGCCCGGCTGGATGTTGAGCGGAATTAACGCCAAGGCGTTACTCCTTTGTTGGGATAATAAAGCCCTTGAAGAAGGCGACCAGTAAACCGATGCCCGCCGCAAGACCCGCAAGCCACTTCACAAATGCAACAAGATTCTCTGCCGTAGACCATGCGTCGGCGAGCTTTTTAAGGTCGCCCTTAACCTCGGCCATGTCGCTCTGTAAAAGTTCCATGTCTTTACGAAGCAGGGCTAGCTCCACGGTATGATCCTGCTCCGACACGTCACGGCTCCTTCTTTTCTTCCTTCGGCAGATGCGGCTCAACCTGCGCCTTGAGTTTGGCCCACAGCGGATGTGCGCCCTGCGAGGTCGGGAGTGACCCCAACAGGTTCACGATGGCAACGGCTTCCTCAAGCGAGACTTTCAGTTCAACGT